GAGAAATACGGTCCTTCTAAAATTGATGAGGTTATCAATCACGATAACGATTATAACTTTGATTACTTTGCTTGGAGGTCACTTGCTGAAATGTATCTTTTGAAATTATCAGAAGGTAAAGTAGTTGAACGTCCACAACATATGTATATGAGAGTTGCTCTTTGGGTGACCGATACATTTGAAGAGGCTATTGAATATTATCAATCTTTGTCAAATCAAAGAATATCTCCGGCAACACCTATCATGATTAACGCTGGTACTAAAGTTCCACAACTTGCTTCTTGTGTATTACATTACAACGACTCAGACTCAAGAGAAGGTTTGTTAAACACCATGAGAGATATCTCTACATATTCATCTGACGCTGCGGGTATTGGACTATCAATGTCGAACATTCGTAGTAAGGAGAGTCGTATTTCATCTTCAGGTGGACACGCTGGTGGACTTTTAAAGTATTTGAAGATTGTTAACGAATCACTTCGTTTCTTTAATCAACAAGGACGTAGACCGGGTTCTGCGGCAATCTACTTGGAACCTTGGCATAAAGATATTATGGATTTATTGGAGATTAAAAAGAACACAGGTGCTGAAGAATTGAGAGCTCGTGATTTGTTTACTGCACTTTGGATTCCCGATAACTTTATGAAAGCGGTTAAAGATAATGATGATTGGTATTTGTTCTGTCCAAACGATATTATAAAAGCAGGTATCAAACCATTACAAGAAAGTTACGGTACTGAATATGAAGAGAATTATCAGTTGGCGGTAAATAAAGGTCTTGGTAAAAAAGTTAAAGCTCAAGAGATTTGGAATAAGATTATTGAATCACAAATTGAAACAGGTGTTCCGTACCTATGTTCTAAAGATAGTGCTAACAAAAAGACAAACCATCAGAACATCGGTGTTATTAAACAATCAAATCTTTGTAATGAGATTTATCAGTATACTGATGAGGAAACTACCGCTATCTGTACTTTATCATCTATGGTGTTAAAGAACTACGTTAAAGATAAAGAGTTTGATTTTCAGGGGTTATATGAAGAGACACGTAAGGTTGTTAGAGCATTAAACAAGGTTGTTAACATTAACAATTACTCAACTGAAAAAGGACGTAAAGGTGGATTGGAACAAAGAGCAATTGCAATTGGAACTCAAGGATTGGCGGATGTATTCTATTTGATGGATTACATCTTTACATCTGATGAAGCTCGTAAGTTAAATAAAGAAATCTTTGAAACAATTTATTTTGCGGCAATCACTGAAAGTAATAGATTGTGTATGGACGGTAAATACGAACCATATACTCACTTTGAAGGGTCACCGATGTCACAAGGAGTATTCCAATTTGATATGTGGGGGTTGAAAGAAGATGAGTTATCAGGAAAATGGCCTTGGGGAATTTTGAAACAGAATGTTAGTAAATACGGTGTTTGTAACTCATTATTTACAGCTCAAATGCCTGTGGCATCTTCAGCGAAGATTACAGGTTCGTATGAAATGACTGAACCGGCACATTCGGCAATCTTTAACAGACGTGTTGTTGGTGGTGAAATTATGATTGTGAACAAGTATTTGATTAGTGACTTTGAAAAGATTGGTATTTGGTCTGAAGACTTGAAAAACGAAATCATTATGAATGAAGGGTCGGTACAAGGAATTAATTTCTTGAATTATTTGGACCCTGAAGATAAAAGATATAACTTTAAAGTTAATAGAATTGAAAGACTGATTGAGAAGTATAAAACAATTTGGGAGATTTCACAAAAATCCTTGATTGAGATGGCAGCTGATAGAGCACCATTTATTGACCAATCACAATCAATGAACATTTATATGGGTAATCCAACATTATCCAAGATTTCATCATCACATTTTTATGGATGGGAAAAAGGATTGAAAACACTTTGTTACTATGTTAGAACAAAGGCAATCTCAACAGGAGCAAAACATTTGGCAATTGACACTTCAAAAGTTAATAAACCAAAACCAACTCCTGAACCACCAAAGGTAGATTACAGTTATATGAATTTACCAGACAAACCTGAAAATAGTGAATTTGATTGTTTTGGATGTTCTTCTTAAAAAAAATCCGATGTGTTATCCCGAGCTAGGTCGGGATTTTTAATTTCATAGTATTTATGAAATATGGGTAATGGTGTAACATACGGTATTAATTTTCCTTTTGGTGATTCCTTAACTGGAAAATATCTTAATTTATCTGAAACTCCTACTGATGAGATTAAAAATAATTTAATACACTTATTATTAACTCGAAAAGGTAGTAGATATTTTTTACCTGATTTTGGTACAAGATTGTATGAATATATTTTTGAACCATTAGATGGACCAACATTCAATGATATTGAATCAGAGATTAAAGAATCTGTTGAGATATATATACCTAATTTGTTAATAACATCAATAAAAGTTACAGCTCTTTCATCTGAAGAGGCTGGACCATATGTTACAACAGAGGGAAATGTTGTAAATACACAATTAACAATACCAGGATTAGCAACTAAAGAATATACTGCTAAAGTAAGAATTGACTATCAAGTAACAAATGATGTTTTTAACTCAAGTAGTTTTGTAATAATTAATATATAAGATGGCAAACAAACAAATATCATACACAACAAGGGATTTCCAAAACATAAGACAGGAATTAGTAAATTTTGTCAAAGCGTATTACCCTGAGTTAGTTCAAAATGTTAATGACGCTGCGGTTTTTTCGGTATTTTTAGACCTTAATGCTGCGGTTACTGATAATTTACATTATCATATTGACAGAAGTATACAAGAAACTGTATTACAATATGCTCAACAGAGTTCATCATTATATAATATTGCAAGAACATATGGACTTAAAATTCCGGGTCAAAGACCATCTGTTGCTTTAGTAGATTTCTCAATTGTGGTTCCGGCTAATGGAGCTCAAGAAAATATTGATTATTGTGGAATTTTAAGAAGAGGGTCTCAAGTATATGGTGCTGGTCAAGTTTTTGAACTTGTTGGTGATGTTAACTTTGCAAGTGAAACAAACGCTGAAGGTGTTAGAAATAGAACTAAAACTCCAATTTTTAATGCTAACAATGTTATAATAAACTATAGAATTACTAAAAGAGAACCTGTAGTTAATGGTATTACTAAAGTTTTTAGAAAGACAATAACTACTTCTGAATCAAGACCATTTTTAGAATTATTTTTACCTGAAAAAAATGTTTTAGGTGTTACAAGTGTTTTATTAAAAGATGGGTTAAGTTATAATAATGTTCCATCTGTTGAAGAATTTTTAGGATTAAATAACAGATGGTATGAGGTAGACGCTTTGGCACAAGACAGAATATTTGTTGAAGACCCAGCAGGTCCACAAAGTACTGCGGGTAAAAAAGTTGGTAAGTATATTCAAACAAGTAATAAATTTATAACAGAATATACACCACAAGGATTTTTAAAAATGACGTTTGGTGGGGGAAGTCAATCGACTGATGAACTTTTAAGAGAGTTTGCAAGAAATGGTACACCTTTAGATTTATCAAAATATTCAAACAACCTATCATTAGGTTCAACGATTATTCCAAATACAACTTTATTTGTTCAATATAGAATTGGCGGTGGATTAGGTACTAATTTAGGAACAAATGTTATTAATCAAATAGGAACTATAAATTTTGCGGTTAATGGTCCAAATCAAACAATTAATAGTTCAGTTATTAATAGTATATCTTGTACTAATGTGACTGCGGCAATAGGTGGAGCGAACGTACCGACAATTGAAGAAGTTAGAAATTTAATTGGATTTAATTTTGCGTCTCAAAACAGAGCGGTTACTATTGATGATTATAATTCAGTGATAAGAAAAATGCCTTCTCAATACGGGGCACCTGCTAAAGTTGCGATAACTGAAGAAGATAATAAGATTAAAGTTAAAATGTTATCGTATAATGATGAGGGTAAATTACAATCAAATATCTCAAGTTCATTAAAAACAAGTGTTGCAAATTACTTATCTAATTATAGAATGATTAATGATTATATTACAGTTGAAAGTGCTGAGGTTATTGATTTAAAACTTGAAATTAGTGTGGTTTTAGATTCGACACAAAACCAAGGAACCGTGATTACAAATATTGTTAATACTGTTGATACCTTCTTTAGTCCTTTAAATCGAGAGATGGGTGAAAATGTGTATATCTCAGAATTGAAAAGATTAATACAATCATTAAATGGTGTTTTATCTATTAGCGAGATAAATGTTTTCAATTTAGTCGGGGGTCAGTATTCGTCAAATCAAACCTCACAGGCGTATATTAATAATACTACAAAACAAATTGGATTGATTAACGATACATTATTTGCAACACCATCACAAATTTATCAAATTAGATTTCCAAACAAAGATATTACCGTAAGTACTTTAAATCTAAGTACGGTTAACTTCTCTTAACTTTCGAACATAATTTACTATTTTGAAAATAGTAGCTAAACTATTTATTAAAAAAGTAAAATGCCGAAGTCATATAGAATACGTACACAGTTAGGTATCAATCAAAATATTCCTGTTAAGATACCTATTGTTTTAGAACAAAATTTTGATACGTTAGAAATTTTGTCTTTAGCAATTCGTCCTGATGATGTTTATATTAGGAGTTGTGCAAACTACGGGGTAGTTTGCGGTAGAATATTTTGTAATAATGGTTTTGGTATCCCTAATGCAAGAGTTTCAATATTTGTACCAATAGAAGATATTGACACTCAAAATGATTATATCTCAACATTATATCCTTATACAAGTTTTGTTGATATTAATGATGATGGGTATAGATATAACTTATTACCATATACACAATCACATTCAGGTCACGTTCCTGTTGGAACTTTTCCTGAAAGGGAAGATGTTTTAACTGACAATCTATTAATTCAGGTTTATGAGAAATATTATAAGTTTACTGTAAAAACAAATGAGTCGGGTGACTACATGATTTTTGGAGTTCCTACGGGACAACAAACATTATTTATGCAAGTTGACTTGTCTGACATCGGTGAGTTTTCATTAACACCTCAAGATTTGATAAGAATGGGTATTGCAACAGAACAATCTGTTGATGGACCTAGATTTAATTTCTCAACAAATTACGGTGAACTTCCTCAAATTGTTACATCACAAAAAACAGTTCAAATAGAACCTTTGTTTGGTGAGTTTGAAATTTGCAACTATAATATTGCTCGTGTTGACTTTGATTTAACATCGGAAAATGGTATTAAATTAGAACCTACAGCAGTTTTTATGGGGTCACTTATTTCTAATGATGATACACAAAGAGTAGGTAAAAAACTTTCATTTTTAGGACAGACAAGTGCTTGTTCTGTTAAAAGAACTGCTGGAGAAATGTGTTCTTTAACAAAGGGTCCTGGCGAAATTATTGCATTACGTCAAACAATATATAATGATGAGAATGGAAGACCTATTTTAGAAAGGGCGGTCTTAGATAATGATGGGAAAGTAATTGATGAGAATGGTGTATGGGTATTAGAGGTACCGATGAACTTGGATTACGTTTATACCGATGAAAATGGTGAAAGAAAGTTAAGTGGGAATCCTGACATAGGGGTACCAACAAGAGGTAAGTATAGATTTAAAATAAAGTGGCAACAATCTCCTGAATTATCAGAACCAACTAAAAGAGCTTATTTTTTAGTTCCAAATATTAAAGAAAGAGGTTGGGCAAGTATTGATGCTGACCCACTAAATTTAAACACTACTACGGTATTAATTCCTGATAATGCAGGTAGTGGAGTAGGACAGATTACTGCACAATTACCTGTAGGTGAAAATGAGTTTTTTAGAATAGTTAGGGTTCAAAATGTTATTGACTTATCAATTACTGACCCTGATGGTAACCCATATACTAGCCAAATTTTTAGAACACCTGGTATATTCACGTTTACCTTTTTTAGAGATGATATAGGTGCTCCATTTGTATTTGAATTAGAAAAGATTCCTGCCGCTAAATTTATGTTAGAAGGTTCTTATGCTTTTAGTTTGGATTGGAATGATTATGCGGTTCCTGAAGAAGCTATTAATTGTGAAGACACATTTTATGATATGTCGTATAATAAAGTTTATACGACAACTCAATTGATTGATAGATACCAAGGTACAAAATTTGCTTGGAATACATTAGGTATTAAAAAAATTACAGACTCAACATGTCAAGGTGATTTTAATACTTTTCCAACCAATGACGTTTTTTACAGAGTTGATTTTGTTTATTTAGTTGTATCGTTTTTTTTACTCATATTCAAATTTTTAGCAATTGTTATTTTATTTGTGTTACATGTTTTTTCATGGTTAATGATTACAGGTTTCCCTATATTATTTAGTATAATAGAGGGACTTATAGCTTATCTTGCAGTTCTATTTGTACTCCAATCAATTAATGCTTTTAATTCTGTTACAGGATATGGTGTAGGACTAACTGGACCTGTTGTCGTAGTTAATGTTGGTCAAATTTTTGCGGGTATAGGATACGCTGTAGCTGCGGGTGTGGCAATTGCTTTAGGAATTTATTTAGCAACTCTTTATGATGATTTCAGAGACGCTGGAAAAAAATTAAAAAACTTTACTTTACCTTTAGTATTATATACTGATGATGGGTGTGAAAAATGTAAATGTAATTCTTCAACAGGAATAGATAATGCAATTGATAGCACAATATCCGTGTCATTACAAGTTCAGGGTGACGCTCAAACGTCTTATTTGATAAATTCAACATCAACACCAACATATAATGGAATACCTCAAAATTCAATTAGTAATCTTTCTCAATTAATGACAGGTGCTGTTGATGGAATATTAACAAGAAGATTCCCTATAAATCCTTTAACAAGTGTTAATACAACAACTTATGAAGTTTATCCGCTATATCAATACTACACAACGACCGCACTTCCACCTTCCGAATTATATAATTTATTTAATACAAAATCCAAATATTTTAATAACGTCCCAAATTTTGGAAATGGGTCAGTAGACGGATGGAATCAAGTAAAAGTTAACTGGTTTCCTGAAATTAATACTTCACTAACCGATTATCACTTTGATAATATTATGGTTTTAGTGTTGGATAAAACAACACCTGAATATAACTCAGGTGATTTAATTGCTTTCCAAGACGTAACTTTAAGTGGTGATTTGAATAGAACAGTAACAACAGGAACAACTATTTTCCCTTCAGCATTAGAAGTTACATACGCTGACCCTAACTCTCCATTATCTGTAACTAATCTAACACAATATTATAACGTACCTATTCTATCATCTCAAACAAGTTTTAATACTACTACAAGATTTGCTGCGGATGTTGAGTACTTCCAAGTAATAACAGGAATGACTATTGGTCAGTATGAAAGTTTGGCAAACCCATTTTCAAACATAATGAGTTTTGGTGTTAGATATCTACAAAGATTTACACCACCAGGACAAGAAAGTATTAAAAATGTTCAATTTGTTAAAATCATACCAAACATAGGTGTTATTGACCAAGGGTATAATACTTTAACAAATTATATTACTGACTACGATAACTACAAATTATTATTCTTATTTAGAGGAGTTGATGCTCACTCACCAAGAATACCCCAAAAAGTAGATTTATCTAAACTATTTGGTTTTGGTAATTACAGTCAATTTTTTGATGACCCAACTTATGTTATTCAGGGTGAGTTTAAAATGAATTATCCAATAACGGGTACAATAAAAACTGATAAACATGATGATGTATTAGATAATACATCGTCCAACTTATTTAGACCAAGTTATGCTTTCACATATTCTCAAAATGATTTCATAGATAATGGAACAACTAATCTTCCTTCTTACTATTCTTCCGTGGATTCTGATACATTCAATACTGATGGAACTTTAAATTGGAATGGTATTAATATTGACGGAAATATTTTTTGGCCTAATTTGAATGATTCAACTAACATAGTAGGTACGAGTATTGTTGAGAGTTTAAGTGTTTCTGATGGTCAAGTATTATCTGTATCATCCAATAACAATTGTAATGCAAATCCTACGTCATATATTGCTAACTCAATGACGAAAGTATTTATAAATTCTAATACTCAGATAACATCAGAGGGAGCACTTGTTTTATATGAACAACTAGCTGATAATAGATGTACTCAATATCGAAATGTGTTAGGTTATCAGGGTGATGAAATAGTTGATGGAGCGTCATTTATGAGAAGTAACTTCGCAGATATGGGACAAACTGTTAATCCTCCAATAGGTTTTAGTTATCCAATTTTAACAGATGGAACAGGTGCTAATGTTAATCTTTCTAATATTGACAAATATATTGGAAATCCTAAGTTTTTCTCGTTTCAGTATTCAACGGGTATGACACATAGTTTGAGTAATCGATTGAACATAGTATTCAGGTCGGATAGATTACCTACTTCAACAACTACTCAGTACTCAGGTCCAAACAGTTTTTTATTACATCAAAATTCACAATTTGCAATTCTAAAAGTTAGCGAAGAAGGTCAAGTATCAAATCCTATTGTTATTGATACTACACCCCAAAGTAATACTGAATCTTCACAAATTTTTATACCACCAAGTTATACTTTTATCCTTAACAGTGTTAGTGAATGTTTTTCGGCAGTACCACTATCTTGTTACGATGTTGGTTCTGATGGTATACCATTTATAAAATCTAATTGTGCTTCTGATTACATGGACCCATCAGATGACTACAAATATTTTTTACAAGGTTATGGTTGTTACAATTTTGTTTCAAGACCACTTAGAAATATTGGTCGAGATGTTAGAAATCTTGTTGAGTGGAATACACGTCTAAATTTGAACTTAGCTCTATGTTTTAATGTTGCGTCTCACAATTTTACAAACCAATATATTAATGGAACATTATATGCATATCCATTCCAAAACCAAAGAATTTTTGATTTGGATAATAATCCGTCAAGTGTTTATTGTACTGATTTAATTTATTTACACTCACCTACCAATAATTTTTACTATAGAAGTAGTCCTTATTCATTTGATATTAATGATATAAATGGAGGTGAATTTACAGGTAAGAAAAATGCAAAAGGTAATTCAACTAGTACAGGTAATAATAAATTTTTAGGAAGTCCAACAACAATTATGGATTTGGGACCAAAAGTTTCATTTATTCAGGAGATAGTTTATAATGATGATTATGATGGTTATATTGTCTCAAAAATTAAATCTACTTCTTTTCAGAATGTTACAGATATTTTAAATCTTTTTGTTTTAAGTAGGTTAATAAACACCAATTATAACCAATCATTAATTCCGGCAAGTGATGACCCAGATGAGGGGGATTTTGACCCGACGGTTAGAGCTCTATTCCAAAATAAAAGATGGAACAATAACGGAGCGACACCAATACCTGGTTATATTGATGGTGATTACTCTCAAATGATTGCAATTAATTCACAGTTTGGTATGCAAGAGTTTTCACCTGAATCTTATACAAATCAATCAGTTTATTTTGGGCCTTCAACTCAGTTCCCTGTTTTTGGTTTATTGTTAACTGGTTTTACACAAGACAGAGATTATTTAACTCCGAGAAGAACAATATGGAATCCAAACGCAACCGTTCCACTTCCGTCTAATTCACAAATTTTAGATTGTTGGTTTACAAATATAAAAACAAATTCTCAAAAGATTCCTTTTTATCAATGGTCTCTTAATTCAACGAATACAATAATTGGAAATCAAAATAACAATTATGATACTGACGACTCAATTTTCTTTTCTAACAAATATCAAACATTAGATAGATTAAATCCAAGTTCTAATTATTTCCAAGATGGTCAAGGTAACGCAAGTTTAATTCCTGGTACACAAATAAACTTTGATTCTAATGGAAACCCAACAGTAAATCCACCTCAAGGTCAATTCAATAAATTTTTAGTTGGGGCACCATTCTATTTTTATTTTGGTTTGATTAAAGGTTCAAGTGCTATGGATATATTCATAAAGAAATATGTAAATACTGATATTGATGTCTGATTTAGGTAACATAAAATATATTAAAGGTTCCCTAAGATTTAAGGGGGCGACTGATGAGAACATCGGTTTACCAATATCTTTGGAGAGAACCGACAAAGAGTTAGAAGAATACTCAAGAAATACAGATTTGAATTTGGCTTTGTTATTTGATAATGAAAGACAAAAATCTACGTTGTTTATTCCTACATGTAAATTTAATTTAATTTTTAAAAATTCATATCTTGGTACCGCAGGACTTTTAAATTCTAACGAAACATATCCTTACCCACCATTTAATAATAACCTTTATTATTCAAATGCTTTGGCGGATAAACAATCACAAATTAATTATAATTGTACCGAACCAATTGCTTGGCAAGGTTATCCTCAATATGACGAGTTTAAATTTATTAGAACAGATTATAACATTTCAGGATGGACAACAGGTGAAAACAAACATTTAAGTTTCCAACCTGACCAAAGTACATTTTATAATTGGTATTTTCATTTAACTTACGCTTTTAGTTCTACAACTGCCTCAACAATGCAATACCAAATTAATCAAGACCATTCTTTTACATGGGTTGCTGGCGATGGAATACCATTCATGATAAGTAAACTTATTGATGGTGATGGTAAACCAATTATTAGATTTACTTGTCCTATGTCTCATGGGTTGAATGTTGGTGAAAGTGTTGTAATAAACATTCAAAATGGAACATCTTGTGACGGTATAACAACATTTGAAGTTTATAGTTTAGGTAATGGTTATTTAGATTCTGAATTAAAGATTTTTAATGTCTATGATGTTGGGTATTCATGTGGAGTTTTATTTGATGGTAATGAAGGTACCTTTAAGAGAATTACTAATATTCTAAATACTGGTGAAACAACATCAAAATATTATGTAAGAATACACAAAATTTTAACCCCATATAATCAAGCGGTTGTTACCAATTCAGGTTTTGAGTTTAACGCTCTTAGGACAACAAGAAAATTTGAATCTAAATCATTACAACCACCATATTTTGGTAACAAGGGAAGAGTTTCAATTAAAGAAGATAGTCAATCTTATAATGTTTCTTTTCAGGAATATTTGGATATACAAGGTATGGTTGATAATCAACGAAGACCACTTACGGAAGTTTTTGTTACGGTAGTTAATAAAGGATATTTTGGATGGTTTAATAAACCTATTAAACCAAACCAACCCGCTTTAAAACAAGGATGGGAATTTAATTTAGGTCCTGAGTTAAATAACTGGTGGTTATCCCAAACTTCATTAACACAAATCCCAACAAATTTTTGGACAAATACTACTCCTTTTACAAATTATATTTCTGAGGGTAGCGACCCGATAATTTCAAACCTAAAGTTTTTTTATAATAGAGATTTACAAGTTGGGGATACAATACTTGGTGATTTTTGTGAATGGAATGATTTTGAACAAACAGAGAGAGTGATATCGGATTATTATCACAAATTAAAATTTAATTCTAATAACTTTTCAATAGGACCACGTGCGAATCAATTAGGTTATTATTATAAACCACACAATAAGTTAACTATGAAGGTTTACTCACCTTATGTGGAAGTAAGTAACGAAGGAAACCCTCAAAATTACAGAATTGAAAATTTCCCAAATTATGCTTATTTCTCGACAGCTGACCAAAATTTTAGGTGGAGAGACATATATCCTTATGGTTTTATAGATGAATCAAATATTGGTGTGGACTACACATTTATGAATGGTAGACATTATTTATATGAAAATTTCTTTTTTAAAATAATCCCTGAAGGTACAAATTCATTAAGTATAAGTACTTCAGTAAACGACCCAATAATTGACGGATGTGAATAAATATAAATTATTAAATAATAACAAAGATAAACACTTACAGGTGTCAATTCCTACTACTTGGGATTTTCTCAATCGTGGAGATTTAATAGACCAATATGAAACTATTGTTGCTGAAGAAATGGTTGGTAAACCACAAAATTTCGAAATGGCTAGATTTTCAAGAAAAAGATTATCAACTAGTAATGGGTATATTACTTCTGTGACACATAAATTTTTCTTTGCCTT